GTATTGCCTCGATCAGAATGCGACTCAAGCCCTTGTGCGCGCGGGTTATAGTGAGAAGGGCGCGCGTCAATCAGCTTCCACCTTACTGGCTAAACCTGACATTCGCGACGCTATCGACGCACGCCTGGCCCAACACCGCGAACGTTGTGATGTCACGATCGACAGCCTGACCGGCGAATACGAAGAGCACCGCCTGGGCGCCGTCGACACCTCCCAGTTCGCCGCCGCCAACGGCGCGACGGCCGGCAAGGCTCGGCTGCACGGCCTCGATCGGCCGGCGGACGCAGTCCACAACACTCAGATTAACCTGGCCTTCGGCGATCTCGAGCTGGCCCGGCGGATGGCGTACCTCATCGAGAACGGAGCGGATGCCGTCGACCCTTGATGACATGCTGGCCAAGGTCAAGGGCATGGCGCCCGAGGCCCGGGCCGCGGCGGAGAAGATGGTGGCCGAGGCCACTGGCGATCATATCTGGATTCCCACTACGGGGCCGCAAGGTGACGCCTTCCGGTCCGAGGCCGATCTGCTTCTCTATGGCGGTGCCGGCGGCGGTGGTAAGACCGACCTGTTGGCCGGCCTCGCCCTGACCCGGCATACACGGACCCTGCTCTTAAGGCCCCAGTACACGGATCTCGGCGCCCTGATCGATCGGGTCGTCGCCATCGCCGGCACTAGGGACGGGCTCAACAGCTCGCCGCCGGCGCAGTTTAAATACGCCGGCCGGGTCATCGACTTCGGCGCCGCCAAGGACATGGACCGGGCCGAGACCTGGCAGGGCAACCCGCATTCTCTGATCGGCTTCGACGAGGCCTGCCTATTCCGGGAAGACGTGGTGCGGTTCCTGATGGGATGGAATCGGATTGCCGACGAGGACCTGGGAAACATCTCAATGGAACGGGTGAGGGTCGTGATGGCTTCGAACCCGCCCCTGGGCGCCGAGGGCGAATGGGTTATCGGGATGTTCCGGCCGTGGCTCGATCCGACTTATTCCAACCCGCCGGAGCGCGGCGAGCTTCGGTGGTTCATCACCGACCCCGACGGCCGCGACCAGGAGGTTGATGGGCCAGACGACATCCGGGAATACAACGGCCAGCGGTATGAGCCAAAGAGCCGCACCTTTATTTCAGCCAGGCTCGAGGACAACCCGTTCCTGGTCGACACTGGCTACCAGGCAACCCTCGACGCCATGCCCGAGCCACTGCGCTCGGCGATCAGGGATGGCAACTTCATGGCCGCCAGGGAAGACGACACCTGGCAGGTCATCCCGACCGCCTGGATCCTCGAGGCCAACGAGCGTTGGCGGGCCGCCGACAAGAGCGATAGGACGATGACCTCGATCGGTCTCGACGTCGCCCGCGGTGGCCGCGACGACACCGTCTTTGCGCCCCGGTGGGGCACCTACTTCGACGAGCTGACCTGCGTGCCGGGCCGTGACACACCTGATGGCCCCTCGGTCGCGGTGCTCGCCGCCGGCATGCTGAGGGCCGGCGCCATCGTCGGTGTCGACGTCATCGGCATCGGGGCCGATGCGGAGACAGCGTTGAGTAATGCCGGCCTGCCTTACGAGGCTATGAACGGTGCCGAGAAGGCGACCACTCATACCCGGGACGGCAACTTCGGGTTCTATAGCCGTCGTTCGGAGATGTGGTGGATGCTGCGTGAGGCCCTCGATCCTGAGTACGGACTATCCCTGGCCCTGCCGCCGGACCAGGCGCTCCAGGGCGATCTGACGGCGCCGACCTACGAGGTCCGGCCCGGCCAGCCGCCGAAGATATATGTCGAGAACAAGAAGGACGTCATTAAGCGCCTCGGCCGCTCGCCGGACCGGGGTGATGCCGTTGTCTACGCCTGGAACGCAGGCGGCCTCGAGCTCAACCCGGACGACAAGGCGCGTCGCTCCAAGCCGTTGCACACGCCTGCTCCGGCGATTAATTACGACATATTGAGGTACTGACTTGGCTATTCAGAAGTCGATGCCGGCGGCGACGGGCCTCGTCGTTTTTCACAACCATGGCAATCATTGGCTCGATCCTTGGCTAAAGCGTGGGTTCCGGCACTGCTTCTGCGCCATCGAGGATGATAAAGGCTACTGGGTTATTATCGACGGGCGCGCCGGGGTGCCGGTCGTCGAGGTCGTTGCCGGCGACGGGTTCGACCTCAAGGGTTTCTATGAAGACCTCGGCTATCAAGTCCTCGTTGTCCGGCGTGGAGTTACGCCGGGCACTTCCTTCGTTCTTACCAACTGCGTCGGCATGGTCAAGGCCGTGCTGGGGCTCCGGGCGTTCGGGGCCGTGACGCCGTATCAACTCTATAGGAGATTGCAATGACTCTCTTTACTCTTCCTGGCAGAAGTATTTTCAGTCCCCCCTCGCCTAAACTCCCGCCGGCACCTCCAGCTTTGCCGACCCCAGAAGATCCGTCGGTCAAGGCGCGCCGGGAGAAGGTCCGTCTAGCCGCCCAGAGACGCCGCGGCCTTGGCGCTAACATCCTCAACACCGGCGGTGGACTTGGCGTTGCCGACGCTGCTACTACCACCCGCAAGACTCTGCTGGGGGTGGGCTAATCCATGCACCGTGCTCGGGAAATCATAGAGGCCTTCCAGCATAAGAAGACCGAGCGGGCGACCTTGTCGCAGTTGTGGGAAGAGGTCGCCGGTGTCTTGGCTCCCGAGCGTGTCGGTTTCGTAGGTCAGCCGTTGTCGGCACGGCGGACCGAGCGTATCTTCGATACCGTGCCGATCACCGCCAAGCGCGGTCTGGTCAATGCCATCGGCTCGATGCTGCGGCCGAAGAGCTCGGCCCCGGGCAAGTGGTTCGACATCGTGCCCGAGAACGAGGACCTGCTCGAGGAGCGCGACGTCAAGGAGTGGATCGAGTTCGCCGAGGAGCGTTTGTGGAAGGCGCTCTATAACCCCAAGGCCAAGTTCATCCAGGCCACCGGTGAGGTCGATGACGACCTGATCACGTTCGGCACCGGGGCCGGCTACCTGGCGCTCCGTCCCGACCAGGTCGGCCTGGCCTTCCGGTCCTTCCACCTGGCCAACGTCTACCTCATCACCAACGCCGAGAACGACGCCGTCGGTGTCCACATCTTCGAGCGGATGACGGCGCGCCAGGCGGCCCAACGCTGGGGTGAGGACAACCTCGGTGCCAAGACCCGCGAGTCGCTCAACGATACCAACATGCGGCGTGAGGAGAAGTTCGACTTCATCTGGTGCGTCAAGGAGCGCCACGCCTACGATCAGCGCCGCCAGAACCGTGTCAACATGCCGTACCTGTCCCTCGTCGTCGACGTTGCCTCCGAGTCGGAGGTCCTCGAGGAGGGCTACGAGGAATTCCCGTTCTTCCTCCCCCGCTGGGACACCCGCTCGGGCGAGATCTACGGCCGTGGCCCCGGCATCATGGCCCTGCCCGACGTCCTGACCTTGAACCAGATGGGTAAGACGATGCTGCGCGGCCTGCACCGCGCCGTCGACCCGCCATGGCTGTTGCCGTCCGACGGCATGGTCAACGCCCCCCAGATGCGTCCCGGTGGGGTCAGCTATTACGACGCCAAGGCGATCCGCAACCTCGGCATGTCGAAGCCGTTTATGCAGATGGACAGTAAAGCCAACATCCCGTGGGGGCTGTCCGCCCAGTCTGCGGCGCGCGAACAGATCCATGCCTTGTTCTATCGCAACGTCCTCAACCTGCCCGTCGATGCGCCTCAGATGACGGCGACGGAAGTGATCCAGCGGCGGGAAGAGTTCGTTCGTGAAATCGGGGCGGTCTTCGGCAGGCTCGAGAGCGACTACACGGGCCCCCTCGTCGAGCGTGCCTTCAACATCATGCTCCGCCGCGGCGCCTTCGGCGACATCACTCAGATCCCCGAAGCCCTTCAGGGCGAGTCCATCCAGTTCCGCTTCGCCTCGCCGGTCGAGAAGGCGAAGCGTCAGATCGAGGAGGCCACGGTCGTTCAGGGCATCGAGAAGGTTATCGCCATCGGCCAGGTCCAACCCTCGGTCATGGATCCATATGACTGGGTCGAGATCGGCAAGTTCATCGCCGAGAGCAACGACTTCCCGTCAGCATTGACCCTGGACGAGGCCGGCATCGAAGACAAGCAGAAGGCCCAGGCCCAGGCCCAGCAGCAAGAACAGATGATGCAGACCATGGAGCGTGGGGCCGGTATTGTGAGTCAACTTCCGGAAGGCGTGATGGAAGAAGAGGCTGCATAAATGGGCATAAAAGCAGAAAGACGCGATGCCTTGGAATGGGTTGACGCCGGTGCCCTTTGGGGCTGGGACCGGTTGCGT